GCGCGCGAATGGCCGGCAGCAGCATGTCGGCGACCTGCACCGCCAGCAGCTGCGTCGACTTGTGCAGCCCGTCCATCGCCGTCTTCGTCGGCCCGTCGACCGACTGCGCCAGGGCGACCGCGGCCGCGCCGACCGCCGTCATGGCCGCCCCGGTCGAGGCGATTTCGCTCGACAGCTTCTTCATGTCCTTCGCGAACTTCTCGGCAGTCTTCAGCGCGCCGTCCATCGCCTTGCTCCACCCCGAGGTGGAGGCGGTGAGGCTCGCGTAGAGACTGCCGACCTGAAGCGACACGGTTCACCCCTTGCGATGGCGAGCCGCATCGGCCGCCTTTTTCTCCGCGTCGGCCTTCAGCTTCCAGAACGCGCGGTACTCGAGCAGCTCATCGACCGTCAGCAGCTCTTCCAACTCGTGCACGGGACGGCCAACTCGCTCGCTCACCTCGAAGAGGGTGAGCCGGAGCCCGTCCCCCTTCAGTTTTTTTCGGCGTCCTTCTCGGTGGGCGTCGCCGCGATGAGCTTCATGACGACGGCGCTCACGGCCTGCACCAGCTCGTTGCACCCGGGCATCTCGAGCAGGGCCTTGCGGTCGGCCTCGTCGAAGAGGCGCACGCCGTCCACGTACGTGCAGAGCAGGGTGGCCTCGAAGCCGATGGCGAGCCCGTCGACCTGCGACTCCTTGCCCGCCTGCATGTTGCCCGCGCGGATGATGCGCTGCTGGTCGGCATAGGTCGGCTGCCGCACCTCGACCTCGAGCGGCGCCGCGTCACCGGGCAGCAACACGGACACCTTCTCGCTGCGGAAGCGGCGCGAGCCGCCAAGCAGGAATGAGCGGGCTTCGGTTCGATTCATGGTCACGGCTCCCAAGACCAGCCAGCCCCGACGGCGCGGGACGCGCCGGTGAAGTTGACCGTGTTGTTGATGAGGTCAGCGACGCCGCCCGAGTTCTCTCCCGACTCGAGCAGCACCCAGCCACGGAAGCGCTTGCCACCCGTGCCGGGCAGCACCTCGAGCAAGAAGGGCGTGCCGTTGTCGAGGTAGTCCTGCAGCCGCTGCACGCCGGCGCCGGTGTCGTTGTCGACGGTGAGGAGCTCGGTCGTCTCGATGCTGCCCGAGAGGTCCTCAAGCCCGAGCCGCTTGCTGCGGTTGCCCGTCGAGTTGTTGACCGCAGTGTCGTCGAGCACGTCGCGGGACTGGGTGATGCTCCACGACGTGACACCGAGCAGGTCGACGACGGGCAGGAAGCTGCCCGAGACGCGCACCAGCGCCGACGCGCCCTGGTCGGCGAGGAAGGTGATGATGCCGAACTGCCAGTTGACGGTGTACGAGCTCGCCGGCGCCACGACGTAGGCGCCAGCACCGGGGCCGTCGGCGTCCACTTCGACAGTGAGGGCAACGCCCGGGTCGAGCAGGCGGCGCGCGTCGGTGTTGAGCTGGTAGACGGTGTTCGCGGTGAGCTTCGTCGTCGGCTCGTTCGTGAACGCCGTCGACGTACCTCTGCCGCGAACGACGGACTGGTAGGCGACGCCAGGCATGGGCGCTCCTTACGGGCGGACGATGGCCGCGCCGGCCTGCGTGAGGTTGAAGGTGCGCGAGACGAGGTCACCGACGGCGCCGCCCGTCTCGATGGACTCGACGAGGCACGGGAAGGTGAAGCCGTTGGTGCCGTCGGGCAGGTCGGTGATGTACACGAGGGCGCCCGAGTCGTGCGAGCTGAGCATCAGCGCCTGCACGGCGTCGCCGTTCTCCCAGTCGCCGCTGATGTTGCCCGAGCCGTCCTTCAGCCCGAGCAGCTTCGTGCGCTGGTCACCGTCCTTGAAGTCGGTGGTGTCGAGGACATCGCGCGAGCGGGTGAAGCTGAAGTCCTTCGAGCCGTCGATTTCGTCGCCTGCGACGGGCGCGACGCTGGTGCTCTTCGCGTACAGCTTTCGGAGGTGTGCAGCAGTGGCCATGGGCGTTCCCTCAGGAGGTCAGCGAGCGACGAGGAGAATGCCCGTCACCGCGCACACGATTCCGAGGGCCGTCAGGGCGCGAGGCTTGAGCGGTACTGACATTCAACGTTGATGGCCCAGCGGTGCCGCTGGTCGAACTCGCCCAGGTACACCGGCGCCGAGTCGCGCACATAGAGGCTGGTGTACCCGACGAGCACGTACTGGTGGAGCCACTCGAAGACTGCTCGAGCAATGGCTTCGCCTGCCTCGAGGTCTCCCGCCCCGGCACGCACCAGGAGCTGAACCGTCGGGCGGAAGAGCGCGGTACGGCGCCCACCGAGGTACGGCTCAGGTCCGGGCCCGCCCGTGTTGAGCGCGAACACGCAGCTCGCCGCGGTGCGCGGGAAGCTGCGCTCAGGGCCGACGAAGAGGTTGGTGCCCTTCGCGAGCGTGAGACTGCCCGCCGCCTTCGTGTCGAGGAAGTTCACCACGTCGAGCGCGGGGTTCTTCACCGGCCCGGGCGAGGGCGCTTCCCACGGGCTCGAGGTGCTCGCCGGCAGTGTCGAGACGTTCCAGAACGGCTGCGAGCTGCCTGCAGGTCCGTCGATGCGGCCCTCTGCCCCCGTGGTGATGTCGCCCGAGCTCGGCGCCGCCGTGTAGAGCGCGGTCGCGGCGCCCGGCATGGCCGTCAGCGACGGGGTGGGGCTGCCCGAGTAGCCGCCGAACGGTGGTGCCGCCCCGGCCCAGGCGGAGCCATCAGCGCCAACGACGGGCACCGCCCAGAACTGGTTCGAGTTGTCGGCCTTGTGGACCTGAAACGACCAGAAGCGGGGAAGGTTGCCCGCCCCGAAATCGACCAGCACCACCGTGCCCACGGTCTCGTCGTCGTCGGTGGGCAGGATTCGCCACGTGCCCGGCACCGCGGCGAGGTGGGCAATGGCCGGTGCAGTGCGGCTCGCGCCCGTCGCTCGGTTGAACGCCTGCACCCCGGGCGTGCCGCTGGTGAGCGGTGCCCCGGTGGAGTCGACAACGATGACGGAGCGCGGGTCAGCCATGGCTCAGGGATTCGCGGCGAGCCACGCCTGAAAGCGGGTGACGACCAACGCATCGCGCTGGTCGGTGAAGGTCTGCGTCTGAACGGTGGTGACCGTGGTGTCGGCCGTCGCCCGGTCGTGCAGAGCGGCGAGCTCGTTCAACGTGTTGATGGCTTCGGCGAGCTTCTCGCGGAAGACGGCGGGGCCCTCGCCGTAGAGCGCTACCGCGAGGGTGGTGGCCTGCTGTTTCGGAGTGGGCATGTGTTCCTCAGAGGATGTTGCTGACTCCCCAGCTGAACGAGGTGTTGGCGGTGGCGTTCGCCGAGAGCACGACGTCAAAGAATCCCGCGCCGGGTGGCGCCCACCAACGCGCGGCGCCGTGGTCGCCGTGCCACGTCACCATCACACGCGAGGCCGTCGACACGAGGCTGTTGGTGATGCGCACGGTTGAGACGCCGCTGGCGATGGCGCTCTTCCCGCTCGGCTTGTTGATGGTCGCGTTACCAGGCGAGCCGCTCGTGTCGGTGCCCCACTGGTCGAGCGCCCCCGAGCGAGTCTTGAGGAAGGTCGTGCCGGCCGCACTCACCTCGTAGCCGAACTCGCTCACGGCGAAGCCGTCGGAGTACCGGAGACCGAAGTAGGTCGAGGTGTTGTTTCCGAAACGGAGAACTCCCGTGCCGGGCTGCGCTTCGATTTGCCACGAGACGCCCGGCGTGCCGTTGTCCCACTTGAGCGCGGAGAACCCGGCACCCCAGAACGAGAGCCCCGTCTTCGTGAAGAACGCGCGGCGCACCTCGGTGCCGGTGAGGCCCGTTGCAATGCGCAACAGCTCGGCGCTCGCGTTGACCGACCCGTCGGCCGTGCTCACGCCGACCTTCACGCCGACGTCGCTGGAGCTGCCGCCGTTCGTGTTGAACAGCGTCGCGACCTGAATGCCCGCGCTGGCGATGATGGTGGAGAGGAACGTCTTCGCGCCCGCGAACGTCTGCGCGACGAGGTTGACGAGGCCTCGCACCGTGCCGGAGGCGTCGGGCGGGGCAGAGGGAGTGACGCTCACGAGCCACCTCCGGTGACACGGCGCAGCCGCTGGGCGATGCGCTCGATGAAGCCGACCTCGAACGCGTTGAAGGTTCGTTCGAAGAATTTGAAACCGCGCGTCCCCTCAACGCGCCCGCCCCAGTGCACCCCCTCGTGCACCGCCGCCGCCTTCTCGTCGAGGTACGCCGCTGCCACGCGCACGCGCCCCTTGTTCTCCTGCACCACGACGCTGACGTTGGCGCTGCCGACGAGCTCGCCGCTTCGCTTCGGAGCCGACACGTTCGCCTGAGACATGAGCTTCTCGGCCTCGACCGGCAGAGCGGCCGCCATCTCGCGGAAGAACTCGCGCTTCTGCTTGCGCAGCTCGCGCTTGAGCCCCTCGAGCCCCTTGACCTCGAGCGCCATGACGACTCGCGGTGCCATCAGAGCCACACCTCGAACAGAGTGCGCGCGCCCGACTTGTCTCCGACCGCGTTCACCGCGAGCGGCAGCTTCGACGCGTTCGCGTCTGCGGTGCTCGCGCTCGGCAGCCACACGCGGTCGGTGATGCTGATGGCGGTGAGACTCCAGAGCTTGTGCGTCGACTGCACCTGCTCGCCCTGAGCGTTGCGCACCATGCGCGAGTCGAGCTCGACGCGCACCGGCACAGCCACCGGCGAGCCGTAGGTGGGCTTCCCGTACGAGTCGGTCCCCGTCACCGAGGCCTTGTAGGCCGTCTGCCTCAGCCAGCTCGCGATGCTCACGGCACCAGCCTCCGGTACCGGTCGAGCACCGGCTTCACGGCGTCGGGAATGCTGCCGACGGCGCTCGGGAGCCGGTAGCTCACCGAGTAGGCGCCGAGCGACTCGCTGGCGACGGTCTGATCTGCCCCCTGCTTCGCGTAGAGGGCCGCGACCGTCTGAAGGCAGGCTTCCTCGAGCTCGAACGGGAGCGAGCGGGCCGGCCCGGCCCAGCCACCCGACGCTGCCTGAGCTGGAGTCACCCAGCCGCCCGCGTACGTCGCGACAATGCCGCGCTTCTCGGTG